TGCTGGAGCAAATGGCAATCAAGGAAATCAAGGGAACCAAGGCAACCAAGGCTCTGCTGGTTCTGCTGGAGCAAATGGCAATCAAGGAAATCAGGGAAACCAAGGCAACCAAGGCTCTGCTGGCTCTGCTGGAGCAAATGGCAATCAAGGAAATCAGGGGAATCAAGGTAGACAAGGACCTTCTGGAATAGGAACGATAAACAGCGACACCGTCACAGCTGGTTCTTCTTCTTCCATAGTATTCTACAATAGTGTGGATGGTACATATCATTATAACTCATCGATATATTCCTCTGGTACGAGTTTTACGGGTCAAAATAGAATAGTCATACTGAAGGAATACGGTGAACTGAGGCATGACCTAGGAGCTTTGACTGCTTCTGGAAAGACTATAAGTCTGGACAACGGGACCATACAATACACGACATTCAGTGGATACACGGGTGCTGCTACGATCAGTATAACAGGATTCGCTGGTACAGGCACGAATCAGGTCCAATCCTTGTTTCTCGTAATAGGAAACACGGGCTCGTATTCACCACCAACCATAACATGGTCTGGTGTTATTTGGTCCGATGAGACTGGGTCTCCGGCTTTCGGTGCATCCAAATCTTTGTATGTCCTCCCTTTAAGTTCAATAGGAAGTCCACCTTTGGGTGCCAGTGCTTGGATAGGTGGATCGCAATTGACATATAAGTTCTAAGCATAAATAAAGAAAAAGGAGAACCCTAGAATGATAGACATATACCTAGACCTCACAGCAGGAACGATCTCGGCACTTCCACCAGCAGACATTGCCACCAGATTGGTGGTCTCTCAGACCATGCCAATCGTGGTCCCGATGCCCCTGTTTCTTGCTCAGATTCAAGCACTCCAGTTGACCATGCAACAGGGAAATGCTGGAAACCTCGTCATCAAGTTGAGCTTGCCCTCTTCCGTCTGAAAAAACCGAAGGGAGTAACGAATGACATACGTAGTCACTGATGGTGGAATACAGGGAAACCCGATAGCAGATCGCGTCAGTTATCCCTCATATGCTCGCAGGTTGAATCCAAACGTGTCTTGGGGTCCATTTCCAGACAATGGATTTCTTTCAACCCTCAACATGTTTCCACTGGTTCAAGACCAAGTTCCACCCTACGATCCAGCAACACAAAGAAGGATCACTCTCCCTTCTTCATACGACACCGAGTTGGGTGGGTGGAGAGGAAACTACTTGGTGGAGAACATCCCGCAAGAGGAACTAGATGCAGCAGAGCAATCAAGAAAGGAAGGAGTCCTGAACAACATCCGAGCTCAAAGGGATCAACTCCTCAAGGATTCCGACTGGGTGATGAATGTTGATGCACCTATTCTCAACAAGAATCAGTGGGTAGTCTACAGGCAACTACTGCGGGACATAACCACCCAGAATCCCAACCCAGACCTGATAGTGTTCCCCACCACACCACAAGTCATTCCCTCGGGTGAAAAAGCAAGTAGCAATTACTTCGGAGTTTTCAATCCTTTGGGTTCTCCCGAGTCCTAAATAACTCTACATTCATTGGTTTGGGAGAACTGAATATGACTGGACTGCCTAGTTTATATCAATCATTCATTCATGGATCACGATACTCAAGATGGTTGCCAGAGGAGGGCAGACGGGAAAGTTGGGAGGAGACGGTTGAGAGATACTTCCGATTCTTCGATGATCATCTGTCGGAGAATCACAAGTACAAGATGGACCAAAGTCTCCGTAGTGAACTCAAGAATGCTGTCCTGAATCTTGAGGTGATGCCGTCAATGCGTGCGTTGATGACGGCAGGAGAAGCTCTCAAGAGAGAGAATGTTGCTGGATACAATTGCTCATATGTGTGCGTGAATCGTCTTCGTGCTTTTGACGAGATACTCTACATCCTCATGAACGGAACAGGAGTAGGATTCAGTGTCGAAAGAGAATTCGTTTCAAAACTTCCTACGATCGCTGAGGAATTCAGCAATAGCGATACTACGATCGTGGTTCAGGATTCAAAGACGGGTTGGGCAAGAGCCTTCAAGGAACTCGTCTCTCTACTTGTTAGTGGTCAGATTCCAAGATGGGACTTGTCAAAAGTTCGTCCTGCGGGAGCGAGACTTAAGACCTTTGGTGGTAGAGCATCTGGACCGCAACCGCTTGATGACCTGTTCCGGTTCTCAGTTGAAACTTTTCGTCGTGCCGCGGGAAGGAAGCTCACTTCCATTGAATGCCACGATATCGTCTGCAAGATTGCTGAGATTGTCGTCGTCGGAGGAGTCCGGCGCTCGGCGTTGATCTCGCTGTCCTCGTTGACGGATGAGCGTCTTCGTGACGCGAAGAGTGGAGCTTGGTGGGAGGCAAATCCCCAACGCGCTCTCTCAAACAACTCGGTGGCGTACAAGGAGAAGCCGGAGATCGGAACCTTCATGGAGGAATGGATCTCCCTCTACAAGTCGAAGAGTGGTGAAAGAGGAATCTTCAACAGAGCGGCAGCAAAGAAGCAGTGTCTTCGTGCCGCTGAGTTCCGTGGAGAACAAGGAAGACACCGCGAGACTGAATATGACTTCGGAACAAACCCATGTTCGGAAATCATTCTTCGAGACAAGGAGTTCTGCAATCTTTCCGAGGTAGTGGTCCGCAAGGAGGACAACGAGGAGACATTGAAGAGAAAGATTCGTCTTGCGACGATCCTTGGAACCTTCCAGTCAACCTTGACCAACTTCAAGTACATATCGGGTGATTGGACCACCAACTGTCAGGACGAGAGATTGCTCGGTGTATCCTTGACGGGCATACTCGACAACTCCTTGATGAACGGAAGAAAGGGCAAGGAGAAGTTGACCAATCTTCTTCATTCGCTCCGCAAGGAAGCAATCAAGGTGAACGAGGAGTGGAGTCGGACCTTGAAGGTAAATCCTTCTGCCGCAATCACTTGCGTCAAACCGAGTGGCACGGTTTCTGCGTTGGTGAATTCTGCTTCTGGAATTCATGCGAGACACAATCCATACTACATTCGCACCGTCCGTGCTGACCGCAAGGATCCCCTGTGCCAGTTCATGATGGATCGTGGATTCCCGCATGAACCATGCGTCATGAAGCCAGATCACACCATCGTCTTCTCGTTCCCGATGAAGTCGCCTGATGGCGCTGTTTGTCGCAACGACCTCTCGGCAATTGAGCATCTTGAACTCTGGTTGACATACCAGAAGGAGTGGTGCGACCACAAGCCTAGCATCACCGTCTCCGTGAAGGAGAACGAATGGATGGCAGTGGGAGCGTGGGTATGGGAGCACTTTGAGGAGATGTCTGGTGTATCCTTCCTCCCGTTCTCCGACCATACCTATCGTCAAGCACCGTTTCAGGATTGCTCCAAGGAGGAATACGAGGAGTTGCTCCACAAGATGCCCAAGGAGATTGACTGGTCTGGTCTAGCAAGTTACGAGAAGGAGGACAATACCATTGGCTCTCAGGAACTTGCTTGTTCTGGTGGGGCGTGCGAGATAGTTGACATAACGAAGAAATAACTTGACATGATGTGCGGAACCGAGTAGGATGGTCCGTTCATTCATGATACTTTTGAAAGGAGAAAGTAATGCGTAATTATCTTTTGAGTTTGGTGACGGTGTTTGGTATTGGTGCTGTTGCCGTCGCTCAGACTGCTCAGACCCAAACGGTTGAGCAGCAGAGAGTGGCACAGCAACAAGCAGTGATCGAGGATGTCATCGCACAATCCGAGATCCAGACTGCTCTGGAGAAGGACAAGTTTGATGTGTTCGGGTTCGTTCAGTTCCGTTGGTCGTACAACGGAGAGGGCATCTATGGGTTTGATGTCCGCAAGGGAGTGCTCGGTGTTGAAGGAGAGGTTGCCGAGAACTGGACATTCGTGCTCAGTGGCGAATGGACTCCCGACAGTTCACTTGATCTTCGTGACGCTTATGTCGACACGAGCTTTGAGTCAATTGGTTTCCGTGCGGGTCGCTTCCGTGCTCCATTCATGATCGAATGGCAGGTTGACGAGCCCAACCTTCTTGCGAACGACTACTCGGTGATTGCTTACACCTTTGGCCAAGGACGCAGTGAAGGCATCCAGTTGTCCCATTCGTTTGACCAGAACTGGTCGGTGCTGTTCTCCTACAACAACGGATTTCAGCAACCAAACACCACCCTCTGGAACAACCAGACGTGGGGACTCAGTGCTCGCGTGAACTATGCTCATAGTGCTACCACGAACCTAGGTGCTGCTATTGCTTACAACAGCACTCCGTTCACCGACAACTTCAACTGGACTCTTGACGGAAAGGCGTATCTCGTTGAGAATCTGTTCTCCTTCATCTCCTACACGGGGAGATCGGATGACCTCAATGGTGATGGATGGGGCGTGCTCGCTCAGGCAGGATACGACCTGTTTGACGACACCGTTGTCTATGCCGAGTACGAGGTGGGTGACATTCAAGGAACCCAAAACCTCCTCTCAATCCTCTCCGGTGGTGTGACCCACAAGTTTGCTTCCAATGTTCGTTGGACGAACGAGTTGGGTTATTCCTTTGAAGGAATTGATGCTGGATGGAATCTGGACCAGACTGGATGGAGAACCTCGAATGGTAATCAAGTCCTGTTCACCTCGCAGTTGACCATCTCGTTCTGATTCATTCACCCCACCAGAGATCGCATCTCTGGTTCGACGAACCGCAAGATTCGTCTCATTCCCTGGCAACAGGGAAGATCCCCCGAACTGCTAGCAAGTTCGGGGTTATTTTTTGACATAAATAGGACTGAATCCAAGAGGAGAAAGATCATGAAGTTGGTAACCACATTCTTGGGACTACTCTCGCAGATCCGCGTCTATCATTGGCAAACCAAGTCTTATGCAGAGCACCAAGCTCTAGGTGCATTGCACGACGAACTCAATGGACTGGTTGATCAGTTCATGGAGACATACATGGGAAGATACGGCACCGTCATGGCAAAGGAAAACTTTTCCTTTGAAGCCACCAATTACTCCGAAGGTTCGTCAAAGGAACTGATGGACAAGGGCATCGCATATCTCAAGGAGGATGTGACCAATGGATTGTCCGAGGACGACACGGATCTCCTCAATCTTCGTGACGAGATGATCGGTGCCATGAACAAGACCAAGTACCTACTTCGTCTGGACTAGGAGAAATCCAAGATGAACATACCGAGCAAATCAGTCAAGGTGGAGATAAAACCCGTCGTCTGGAAGAAGGATTCTTCTGGAAAGTTCCTCTTGGATTCGAATGGTAAAAAAATAGTGGATAAGGTCGGCAACGAGGTTACGAAGACCGAGGACTACTCGTTCGTAGCTGTGATCACGAAAGTTGAGAGTCAAGAAGTAATCAATCCAATACATGTCGAACTCGAAGATGTCAAGAACACCGAGATAGTGATAGGTGCGCCAGGACATGGGACTACTTCTGGGTCAACTGGTGCCACCTCCTCGCCTCCGATAGTCCTACCACCACAACCACCACCCCCATCGGTAGTCGTGGATGACAACAACTGGACCTTGGTCAAGCCAGCTAACGACTCCAGACTCATTTATGTTGCTCAGAGCGGGAACGACGATCAAGCAGCTCTAGTGAAGGGTCGCGGTTACTACCTGCCGAGCGATCCAGAGATCGGTCCCGATCCGACCAACCCGGTCGGTCCCATCGTCGCCTACGCGACGCACTTCGAGGCCGCCAAGCGGCTTCGCCTGTCGAACTGCACTGGGACGGCCGCCAACGGCTTCCCGCTGTACGGCAACAACAATCCGCAGCCGTCCACGGTGACGGGGTTCCCCGACTGGATCCTGCTGAAGCGCGGCGGCTCGTACACGACCAACCCGTCGCTCGTGCATCCCAACAGCGGCGTCACCGAGACCTACAACCTCGGCATGCTGCTGGGCGGTCACCAGCAGCCGTCCATCGGATGGAATCAATCGGAGAATCGGCTCGTGTATTGGGCCGGTCCATGGCG